AGAAATTGGTGCAGTCTTTTTAGGTATGCGTGGAAAAATAGGCATCTAAGGTGTCCATCCTCTTCCAAGATTAGCTTGACCATAGTTAAAATAGTTCTTACTAAATAGGCTGTCTCTATTTATCGATAGATCAGTACCTACCATTTTATTAAGCTGAGCATCAAGCCCGCGATAAGTAGGCTCCAACTGAGGAGGGTAAGTTTGCCCGTAAAAATCACAAATCCTTTTTGCTAAGTAATACTTTAAATAACTGACATAAAATCGATCTAAAATTTGATCTAAATCGTCGAAAAGCTCTAGCTGTTGCAGGGCATATTTACCTGTTATATTCATTTCATAGTCTTGATTAGGCGTGAAATACAAATACAACAGCATTCCGCCTAATTGTCTTTCAGCATAGTAATGAAATGGCAAATTTTGAATATCATCAACCCGACCAGAGCCAAAGAACTTTTTCTGTGAGTCACGAACCATGGGATAACGGACGTTTTCAATATTAAAGGTAAATTCTCTAATATCCACAAGATTGGGAATTGTGTACTCCGCTACCCCTGGTGTCGCATTAAACGTAGCATGAGAGTAGTACGGTATGAGCGCAGAGCTTATAGATTTTTCAGCAAGAATATCATTAAGTAAGTCAAGACCATCAGATGTCTGCTCAGCCGATATCGTTTCAAATCCTCGGGCTAAAATTCCAGATAGATAATAAGCCTTAGTTATAAGCTCTAGCGTATTCATACTTTATCCTTATAGTGGATAAACTAAACGCATAGCGTATTCGTCAACCAGAGTAGAACCCCAGATTGTGTCGTTAATGAATCCATATTCATTTTCACCGAATACAGAACCATAATACATACGCATTGCTGCACCTGTGTCGGGATCATTAGTGCTAGCTGTTGGATATGGAACCATTTCAGGCAACATAGGCATTGCTAAATACAAAGGATCGCCAGCACAGATCAAACCAGCTCTATGAGAAGGTAATGCTGTAACATCATCCGCCCCAACCACTGTTTGGTTAACGCTTGCGTTTGAGTCGGTTAAATCATCAATTAATGCAGGAAACACTGACACAGTAAGAACACCAGCACCATCAGCAGTAGCATCAGCAGTAACACGCACTTGCACATCTTGAGCTGAAACTTGATGACCGATAAATTGCAAGAACTTCAATGTGTTTGTACCGCCAGCACCAGCTGTGTTTTTAACATTAAGGATATCGCCTTCAAACAATGTTGCTGTAGAAGGAGTTGCACCGATTAATGTCAAAATTGTACCCGTAGGGTCAATTGCGTCTACGGTCAATACTTCACCGTCATTACCAACCGTACCAGCATTGTGAACTTGCAAAAGGTTAGAACTCATGAATTCACAGTTGCTGAAATCACCTAACATCCAGCTATTTGCAATTTCATTGTTTCTATCTGTTGCAAACTGATTCAAACCTGAACCAACAACCGATGGAATTGTTACATCGTCTACATAAGCTTTTGCTTTTGCATTAGGCGCACCATAGTTTCGATAGTTTGCCAACGCTTGAGCGTATTGTTGATAACTATTGATAGGAGTAACGCCATCACCATACGCACGATATGTATGAGTAATTGCGTTTTGTGCTATATTGCCACCAATTTTAGCGCCCATTTCAGCTACAGCTGAGCGACCGAATTTATCCATGTAGTCATCAACATTGAAAATAAATTGTTGCGCGCTGAATGCATAAGATACGCTTAATTCTTGGTCAACAGTTAAGTTTTGTACTCTTTGTTCTGAACCTTGAAAGCTTGCTACCAAACTAGGAGTTGTTACAAAACGAGGAGGTAAGTCGAAACTCACCGTAGAGCCTAATTGACCCATAAAAGAATCAAAATTGTTAAATTTCTTGTTTGAAGTCGCAATCCAAGGGTTTTGGTTTACGAGCAAAGCAAGAGAAGATTCCTGATATGTAATTACTTGTTCAAGAATATTATTAGGTACTGCCATTTATATATAACCTCAATTAACGAATTTAAGTTAGACATATGGCAATTTGAACTTATACAGTCCACTTTTTACGCAAATCTGCTCTTGAAAGCTTGCCATTGTCTACGCCAACATTTGAGGGTCGAACTTGAGACAACGGGCTTCGCGGCATATCTTTTTGCCTAGCAGCTTCATTGTTTTTTAATGATTCAGATAATATCTTTAAATCTTCTATTGCATCGGCTGCATAAGTTCCACCTTGATCTAAATCTCTGGCAAAACCTCTGAGCTTGTGTCGATTTTTACCCAAGTGATACAAAAGATCACCAGGATTATCAACAACACTTGATGCGAGTAAGACATTCTTATAAGTATCTTGAAAGTCTAATTTTGTTGCGTCAGCAAAGTCTTCATATTTACTAGCAGCCTCATCAATTTTAGGAGCAATCTTCTGAATTGCTTCTAATTGTGCTTGTTGATTAGCTAATTGCTGTTGTTCAAGCACTTTTTGTTGATTCATTTCCTCCAGCTTCTTCGCAAACAAGCTTTCAGCTTCTTCACGCGTCAAACCGGAAAAACTGCTATTAGCTTTTTCATATCCTAAAGAATCATTGTTCAGCTTCTTAGAATCTTCTAAAGCCTTTTCATATGCAGCCTTTTTCGTAGCTCCTACAATCTCATTTACTTTCGACTGAGGAACCATTTTTTCAGTAACTGCTTCAGCACCTTGGTGAGAAACTCCCACTTCAGAATGCGAAGTAGCCGCTTGACTATCAACGACATTATCGTTCGTAACACTTTCGGTATTATCCTGATCATTACTCATTCAAACCTCACTTTTGACAATTAACCCCGTCACGGTTACCCGTCTTATCATGGACGTCATGGCTATATAACCTGTAGCACCAGTAAACCTTGTTTTGGCCACCATCTAATGATGGCCGAAGCACAAGTAGCTTTATATATAACTTATGGATAAGAATTTGTCAACCATTAGTAGCCTTATTTTCCACCTTTGGCCGAAGTGTTGCCATAGCCAGAACTCTTATACATTGTTTTGTTGTTAACCGTAGCGCCCGAATTTTTAGGACCGCCCTTCAAAATAGGCATCTTCATTTTAGCGTGTGCTGGGCTGCCACCAGTTGTTGGGGTACCTTTTGGGCCTGTTTGGCCACCGATTGCATAACCTTTCATATCTTATCTCCTTTTGGAACTTGATTTACGTTTTAAAACAGGCTTGCGGACCGCAGCCTTCTTTTTTGATGTCGAGGAAGACGCACCTAATATTTTGTCTGCCTTTCTATCAATCTTTTTTTTCTCTGCAAGAGTCAATTTACCCTTTTTGACCATTTGAGCGGCACGAGCTTTTGCATTTGCTGCGTGTGCCTTATCAGGCATAGGGTATTTTCTTTCTTCAGGAAGACCAAAGGTCTTATCTTTTAATCTTTTTCGCTTTTTCGTAGTAATAACTGCCATAACTAACCCTTTAACGCTATCTGCAAAGTTTTTAATTGTTGGTCATAAATATCCATTGCAATCTGAGCTTGAGTGCGATCAGCTTCATTCTGAGCATCTCTCATTCTCGCTAACGCCATAGCTCTATCTTTATCAATCTCGGCCATAAGTTTATATTGAGCTTGCTTTAGCTTTTCACCTTCAATTTGAGCCTCAGTTTGTTGCTTTTGACCTTGTAGTTGAAGCTTTTGGTTCTCTAGTTGAATCTGAGCTTGAACTAATTGCTCTTGAGGGTTAGGTTGCTGAGCGGCTTGAGCTTGCTTCTGCTCCTGTTCACGTATGAATTGTTCAGTCATGTCTTTAAGCTGATCCTTCCCTCTAATATCAAGATTATCAATAAGGATAGGCAAACCCTTTGTATTGATCATCGCGTTAAATGTTTGAGATGATTGCATCAATTGCAATATAGCCTGAAGCGCTTTAGTTCTCTGAACGTCAAAATTAGCCCCTGCTTTTACATCAACCTGAAGGTCATTCTTTTCAAAGTCCATCATGGCAGAATTAGAATTTCTGCTGTCGTTAATCGTTGTATATACATGCTTGCCGTTTGGCAAAACAGTCGGGACAGTTCTCAATGTCTTGTAATACTTTGGTATTAAACTTAGTACGACTTTAGCTACTTGGCTTAAAGACGCTAAATAGTTAATGACATACGGCATCGCAGCATTATTTGATTGAGTGGCGCCTTCAACAATAGCAACACCCGATAGTTGATTTTGTTGGATTCCTAATTGAGCGTCATAGCTTCCTAGGATGGCTTGAATAGTCTTATCTTGCATTTCATATATTTGCATGAAAGCGCCATTTACCTGACTTCTTGGAAAAATGTTTGGAGGAGGTAACTGTTGTCCATCGTCACCAACGCTATCATAAACTAAAGCAGCTTTAGTCTTTTGAGGGTCTAACCATCCATCTATATACTCTTGCTCACTCGGTAACGATTCTTT